CTCTGCCACGTCCTGAGACACGTACTGCGGCGCCGTCATCTGGAACTTGAGGCTACCGGCAGTGTAGTCACGAACGTGGTCGTGAGACATGCCACGGACTATGTTCAGCGGGAGCTTATCGCCCAGCCGCATGACGACGATGTTGACAGGCTTGAGAGGGTAGCGCAGCGCATCGCTCAACTTGGTCGAGAGCATGTGCTGCAACTGGAAGAAGGCCGGGCCTTGCTTCATCTCTTTGGACTGCAACGACTCTTCGTGCATGAGCTGCGGGTCGGTAGGCTGGCCCTGAGAGCCGTCGAGGCCCCCGCCAGTCTGGAGGTCAGGGTCCAAGTCCATCGCGCCCCTGATGTACGGGGCGAGCGCGGAGCCGTAGTTCTCCATCTGGTCGGGAGTTGGATAACGGCCCGGCCAGACACGGACGGCGAAGCCCATCTGAGGCAGTTGGTTATAGATCGAGCTGTCTGTCTGCGGGGTGCCGAGGTAGATGATGCGACCAGCGGCGTCTTGCACGATAGATGCAAAGTCGCGACAGTTCTGCATCAGTTGCTCACGCATTGTGGCAGTACGGGCCAGCTTGTACGATTCCACGTCATCCGCGATGAGCAGTGTTGCGCGCTTGCCCTGCAAGTTACCAGTGACGCCGGTACATGCAACGCTAGGCGACTTCTGCACACCACGGAGGTTGAAGTTGATGTCGAACGCCTCGACGGATTGCCGGTCGTTCTTGTTGACGTTGGGCCGCATGCACTCCAGAATGTCGGAGTTCATGATCAGCTTCACGATCAGCGTGGAGATTTCGTTAGCCTGTCTGCCACCGGCAGACACGACGAGCACGGAACCTCGCGGGTGATGGATCAAGTACCAGATGGCGAACAGCGCGGTGATGGTGGTCTTTGCTTGACCCCGTTGCGCCTGTACCATCAAGTCCTTTGGCCCAAACTCAAGGAACTGCCCGATGTCGAGCTGCAACCCTGTAGTCTGGAAGCCCAGCACCTTCATCATTACGATCAGGAACCGGGAGAAAGTCGGGAAGGTGCGCTGCAAGAGAAGCAGTTGCTTCTCCTCAGCGTTTAACTCCCTCATTGCAGACGCATCGGGGAGGTTTCAAAGTCGTCGAAGATGGCTTGCATCTCTTCCGCCGAAACTGTACCCTCAGTGGCCCGAGCCAGCCCAGCGCTCAGTGCCTTCACGTCAGCAGCACCGTCCGGGTCTGCTTGAATGTTGTTGTCCTTGAGGAATGCGCGGAGCACAGCGGCTTCCGCAGCAGTCATGGGGATGTCGTACTCCTCCCCTTTCTCGTCCTTACCAGTCCGGGTCATGCAGTCCATGAGATATTGTGCAAACATCTCATGGAGCCGACCCATAGTCTTCTCAGAAGCGGCCATTATACTTTGTCCTTCATCAGTTTATCTCTTACGAAAACGTAGAGTTGGAGTGCCGTCAGAGCTGCGGACATCAGGAGTACCGCCGTAGGCAGGGCACCGATGAACCAGTTCGACAGTCCCACAGCCCATGCCTGCAAGGCAACCACAGCACCTTGCAGCCCCGACGACTTGTCCATTCTTAACTCCTAGTGATTAGAACTTGGTTACTTTGACCAGAATGTTACCTCCGGTGAGCGGGACGGATGCCCCAGTGTTGTTTTCCAGACGCACAGTCACCATACCCGGTGCGGACACCCAGCCTCGGATCTCCACGCCCTGTGTGCCTGCCGAGTAGATTGCCTCGACCTGCATGCCCAGCTTAGCACCAGCAACTGCGAAGGACTCGCCGGTTGCAGCGCCCACAGACAACGTGGCAGCGTAGACCAGAGTACCACGGATAGTCGGCAAGCTGTTACGCTGGCCGCTGTCGCTGATAACTGGCAGTGCGCCGTAGAAGGTGTTGAGGTCGTCAACCACAGCGTCGTTTGCAGTAGAGCCAAACGAGATATGGTCCACGGCACCCTTCTGGATGTCGTTCTGCGAGACGTGCGCGAAGGTAGTTGTGCCGGTGAAGGCGACGGTGGTTGCTACCAGACCGGGGTTAGCCGGTGCAGCCGCAGCGCCGTTGTTGGCATTGATGGTGTTGCCCACCAAGCTCGGCTTGAAGCAGTTGTAGATCAGGACGCCCGCACCGTAGATGCCAGTGTAGCCCGACAGGTAGCCCGGATGCTCCAGTTGGCAGTCGCGGATCGCCGGCTCCTCCACACTCAGCAGCGCAATCAAGCCACCGTGAGTCGTGATGTTGTTGTCGTCGAGGTTCATCTGGCGAGCGCCTGCCACGCCTGTCATCTCGATGCCGCAGAACTTGCCGTAGATCTTGTTGTGCGAGAAGTTCAGGCTGTCGCCGACGTTGACGCCGAGGACGCTGTTCACGATGGTGTTGTACATGAACTGGCAAGTGAAGAAGCCGTCCACGTTACCCACGCTGTTATCGAGGAACAGACCTTGCGCACCGAAGTCACCGAGGTACATGCCCCACACTTGGCTATCTGCGAAGAAGCAGACGGTGCCAGAACCAGCAGCCTGCAACTGGATACGCAGCCCGTGTTGACCGCCGCCAGCTACTGCTGGGACGATACCGAAGTTGCGCCAGTGGTAGTCAGTGTTGGACAGGCCGAACGGTGGAGTAGCTACCCATGCATCGCCAGCACCCGTGTAGATGATACCGGACACGTACTTGCCGTTGCCCTGAACAGTCAGACGCTTGGTCTGGTTGATCGTGGCAGTACAGCGGTATCGGTGCGGGAGAGACAGGAACCCGCCGTTGTCCTGTGCGTAGTTCACGGCGGCTTGAACAGCAGCAGTGTCATCCGCCACGCCGTCACCGACAGCACCGAACGATGCAGGGGTGAGCGCCACCAGAGACATCAGGGCGTCGAGGTTGGATTGCAGGGTAGCAAAGCCAGTGGTCCCGATCAGTGTCGCGCCAGAGGCTGCACGGATAGACGCACGGAGTACGGAATCCCCGACCTCTACAAGCAGGTTGGCGTCAGTTGCCCATGTCCCAGTCAGTGTGACGGGGAAGTTGGCAGGGACGCGAGCACGATACACCAGCCCATCGTAGTCCACCAGATGGCGGGCACTCGGGACATTCAGCGGCGAGCCGGGAACATACGGCAGGTGAGTGGCGATATAGCCTGTCTGCGAAGACTCGATCAGATCGTCGAGCACCTTGCCGACAGCAAAGCCGTCATAGCCAACCATGTCAGCGCCGCTGTTGAGGCCGAGGCGCAGCTCCAGATCGGTGGCCGAGCCAGAGGCCGGCAGCACTGCGATTGGGTTGCCGGCGCTGTCGAAGGACAGGAGCCGACCTACACGCTGGACGATAGACGGCAGCTCATTCACTGGACCTTCCGGTACGCGGAGAGCGTGACGAAGCTGGTTCAGGTTGACTGCATCACCGTCGTCGAGGCCGGGAGCCAGATTCACAATGCGGCGATTTACCACATCGTAGTTGTCTGCCTTGTCGAGCACCATGTTGTTGCTGGCGACGTCCTGCGTTTCCTGTGCAACGAAGATGGCTTGACGGTTGGCCAAGTCCAAATCGAACTCGCTGACGGTCTGCCGATCACGGTAGTCCACCAGCGGGAAGCGAATCTCTGTCTCGCGGTAGATCTTCACCTGTCGGCCAGCGGCAATTGGCGGGCCGACGATGTTGGCGCGGGTAGGCAGCAGCGGGTCGATTGTTACCAATCGGACAGCAGCCTGCGCAGCACCTTCTGCATCACGGTACAGCTCCAACGCCTTGACGTCTTCCGGGTACAGATACGGGACTGTGCCCGACTCGGAGTCAGGGTTGACACCGGTGAAACTGAAATCCCATGCAGTCGTTACGCCGTCTGCTAGGAAGATGTTGGTAGCCAGATAGGCCATAGAGGTATCCCTAGTGGCCCGGAGGCCACATAAATGGTTCGTAGTCTATAAGTGCCCAATTGATTTGGGCACCTACGTTAGTCGGCCAGTGTGTTCACGACCGGGGTGATGAATGGCAGGTTGCCGCCCGGCAGCATGCGAATGGCCTCGCGAGGGTCTTTGTTCTTGATCACTTTACCAGCAGACTCAACGTACCCAAGGGAAGGGATATTGCCCAGTACAGAACCACTGCCGCCACGTACACCAGAAGCCTCGTAGCCCAGTACAGTAGCGCCGGCATCGAGTACATCACCAGACAGACCGCTGATAGAAGTGTAATTGAGGACAGCACGCGCCAGCATAGCCGGATGAAGCTGCGTTTCAAGATATTCAGCACTGTTCTCTCTCCCAGTAGCATTGATCGCAACCCGACTTAGGTGGATCGGCAGCGCGAACGCCATCTGCCCCATCAGCAGGCCGAAAGCTTTGGCTGTACCAACGTCGGAGCGCTGTCGTGTCCACTGTTTCTCCATAGAAGTCAAGGTGAATGAGCGGAACTGAACCATCATTCGAAGTAGATCGTTGTGTGCCCACTTACCTGTTTCTCCAATGTACGTTCCCTGAATGATCTGCTTCCCGCCACGGTGTACGGCCTGCACAAACTCTGCGGCAGCGCCATGATCCGTAGCTCGGGTGAGGTTTAGTGTGGCAAGATTGCCGGCTTCGTCGAATGTTGCGATGTTCGGCAGGTCTGCCCGGAGGCGTGCTGCCAGATCCGCGCTCAAACCCATAGAGGTCAGCGCGGCGTTCTCTTCGCCAGTGTTGATGTAGCGAAGGGACTTGTGCACGATCTGCTCACTGATGCCGCGCACCTGCGCAGCGTGGACCATGTGCCAGCCAGACATCCAAGGCAGGGCGTTGCTGCCGGCCCGGACCATGCGGTCGAAGGCGTTGAGCGAGTCTCGGCCATAGACCTTGATGTCGTTCGGCTCCTGAAACGGGAAGATGACCCGGTGATCCTGACCCAGCGGCCCGCCGATCTGCTCGATGGAGCTGAGCAGTTCCGACTTCTCGCCCTTGGCCACCTGAGCAATGAGGCGTGGCATAGACGCCACCTGCTTTAGTGCCCCGGTGACGCCGAGCAGAGCCACGCTGTTGGCCATCTCAGCGAACTGAGTGAAGGCCATGCCGCCGAGACGGCTTGCAGCAGTCAGCATGCGGAGGTTGCCGAGGTGCTTGTTACCTGTGCCATCCATTGGGCGACCGAAGAACTCAGCAGCGATCTGGTCGAAGGACTCCATCTCTGCCACAGTAGCCCGGCGACCGTCTGGACCGTACTCCAAGGACTTGCGCAGCACCTTCATGCCCTGATCACCATGCACTCCGTACTGTGTCAGAGCGACATCGCCCGATACACGGCGAGAGTATTGCAGGTAGAGACTCGCTTGATCCGTCTCAAATGCGTGCATAAGAGAGAAGCTAGTTCCGTCCGGGAGGTCAACGGTTTCGGAGAGATCAAGATCCAGCCGCTTCTTGGTATGACTCGCACCACCACGGGCAAACCGGCCCATCGCTTTCTCGATGTCTGCTTCGCCCACGGACATGGATCGAAGGACATCGCGAAGGACTGAGGCAGCCTCCGGCGAAGCGAGGTTAGCTGGAACAGCAGTACCGCCATAGGCTCCAGTTCTCGCCCGTTCCACGTACCTCGTCGCGATTTGGCGTGCAAATTGGACATCATCCCACCCAACTTGTAGCTGCTCTGCCAGCTTATTGCTGAGGGCTTTGATTTCCGCATTGGTTGCTCCCATTACCCAGCTCTGCGAGAGAGCCCGATGCACGTACCCGATTGATGTGTCACCTAAGCGCTGTGCGCCGATGGTGCCGATGGTCTGCTGGTCCTTACGCATGGCGTTGTAGCCTTCGTCGAGGTAGTCGCCTGCGCGACGGACCTGCGGATCCGCTTCTGAGTTGACGCCCAGCCGGCGATTCTCACGATCTGCTGCTACCAGACGGTCGAAGTCGCTGCGATGCTTGCTGCCGATCACGTCCTTGTAGCGGGAGCCGCCATTCACCTTGCGCCACTGTGCATACGCATCCTCATAGCCCACCAAGTGCTCCAGATACTGGCGCTCTCGCATGGTTTTAGTGATGGCTGCGGTGCGTCGGCGACCACTGGCGCCCGTTGTGGACTCCAGCAGCGTGCCGGCGATCATGCGGGCTACAGGGTTCTGGCTCCGGGCCAGATTCAGGCCGCTCGATGCCAACCACGGCACTCGGGCTAGGATAGAGTCAGCTCGCACAGTGTCCAGTGGGTTGGCTGCTGACCATGCCTCTGCTCGCGCTGCCAGTTCGCCCAGCATCTTACGCTCTGTGCCGTCCTCGACCGTGTTCATGTTGATGCCCCAGCGATCCGACACCTCAGTGCGGGTAGCCGCTGGCAGCATCACCTCGTCCAGCATAGGGAGCGTACCATCCTCACGCACAGCGAGGTCGAAGGTAGGGAAGAAGCGGTCCTGTTCCGGCACTTCCGAGTGCGCGATGCGGGTCACTTGATCCGCCTGCTCCTGCATGATGTCGTCTGCCGCCCTGCTGATGTCGTCAGGGGTAGCGCCCTCGCCTGCACGGGCCTGCGCCTGTGTGTACAGGTCCATGTTCTGCTCTTGAGCACGGGCATTGATGTCCTCTGCTGCCGAGCGTGCGGCTGCCGGTGCATCATCTGGTGCCGTTGTGCCATCCTGTGTGCGTGTGGCCTTGTTGCCGGCCCGCAGTGCGTGAATCCCTGCACCAAACACGGCACCGAAGCCCGCAGATATCAGGTAGTCGGAGTAGGTGACGTGCTGCCCTGCTGCATCGAGCGTGGCCTCGTACAGGACGTTGCCGGCAACACCCTCAGCTACGTTACGGGCAAGAGAAGTCGGTGCGCGAGCGGCCTGAGAGGCGCCCATGCTGAGCACCTGTGCCCCTTCGCGGATCGTCAGCCCTGCCAGAGCCTGTGTCTGGTACGCCTTGATGCCCACGCTGGTCAATTGTGCCACCTTACCCACGCCCAGCCCGGCCAGAATGCCCACAGGGTCGAGCAAGCCACCGGTCAGGGATGAGGCCACAGCCATTGCAGTGCCGTGAGCACCGATGACAGCGTAACGTTCATCCTTGGCGCGCAGCTCGGTCAGCTTCTGGTTCAGATCAGCCTCCGATGTAGACTCCCGCAGCCACTGCCGGTCTGACTCAGGACGCCCGGCCTCTGCCTTGTCCCGCACCGACATGTAGTCGAAGTTCGGGTCAATGGTTTCGTCAGGACGGTCGAGCAGCCGCAGCATTGCCGGGATGGCGGTCATCTCTGTGAAGGCAGCGCCGATCTGGTTGCTGAATGACGTGACCTGTGCGCGGTCAGCCTTGAGTTCCTGACCCTCTTGTGCCTTGGCCATGCCTGCGGCAACGTCTACGATCTGCCCGTCACCTGCCAGCCCTGCCTTGATGGCATTGACCGACACATCGAGCTGAGCGCCAGAGGCTGCTTCGCGGATAGCGACTGCGTTGGCCATAGCCTCCTGCTGCGATGCCCCTGTGAGGGTCGATGCGAACATGCTGGCCGTCTGTGCGTCTTCTACTGCTGCCTTCTCCAGTGGAGTTGGCTTGCTTGCCACGTCAGCAGCCTTAGCTACTTGACGGTCTGTCTTGCGTTGCTCGATGTCTGCCTTGATGTCGGCAGGCTTGGTGTTCATTAAGTCCATGTTGCATCTCCTGCTGAGTAAGTTTGGCATTGCACACCCGAAGATGTGCAATACCCAAGTTACTTGAAGTCTTTCGATTTCTCGTAGTAGGCCCGGACCTCTTTAGAGGATACCGGGAAGCTGGTTTGGTTGCCGCTGGTGTCGGTGATTGTTACCCCGAAGACTCCCACACCGTCCTGATCTGGCATACGCATAATCATGACGTTGGGTTCCGCCCCGAAGGTACGATCCCATGCCCGCTTGGCGGCCGGCACCGCGCCCATAGTCACGAAGTCTGCGGTGCCTTGGAATGCCTGCGTCTTACTGCCGGGCAGTTCCTCATGGATACCGTTCTCCCGTGCCCGATCAGCGATGAACTGGCTGAACACCTTGCCGGTAGTCTTCTCGTCCGACCCGATCATCTGGTACAGCGGCTTCCGCTCTGCCGTCTTCTGGATCACGTATGGCCCGACTACATCCAGCTCGGTCTTGGCAACGCTAAGGGCAATCTTCATCGCGCCTGCGTCATCCATACCGGTGGCTGCCAGCTTATCGTAGTTGCTTGCCACCGAGGTGGCAAGGATGCGCTGGCTCTGCGCAGTCGGTGTGATGGACCCGGTGAAGAACCGGCTGAATATGCCCGGTGCATCGTCCGTCACAGTCTTCTGCAACTGCTCATAGATGTCCTTGTCCGAAGACTTGCGGCTAGTGTCCAGCGGGGCACCAAAGGCTAGCTGGTAGGCCACTTCCGGCGTGATCTGCGGAGACTTGATGAAGTTGTCGTACTTCATCATCTTGATGCCGTCGTCGCCGAGGTAGGCCAATGCCGCAGCCTTACCGCCCGGCTGATCAGCCAGTTGCTTGAACATGGCGTGACTCTGCTGGAACGATGCGCCGCTGTGACCTTCCATGACCGCAACACGCATGCCTGCCTGTAGCTGGTTCTTGTACAGGGAGTTGACGTGCTCGCCACCCTCGTTGAACTGCCGTACAAGGAACGCGCCCACGTTGCCGCCGGCTGCTGCAATGGCTTGGCCACCCGCATAAACCGATCGGTTGATCTCGTCTGAGGTGTACCCTGCCACGCCCGCCATGTTGCCGGCGCCGCCCATGATAAGCTCAGTGAGCTGCTGCGATTTCCGCAGTTCGGTCTGCGCCTTGGCGCCTTCCTTGGCATTCTCCCGTGCAACTGCACGACCTTCGCGGGCCATGTCACGCTGGTCCTGCTCGGCGCGGTTATAGAGCGAGCTGATGTTCCCGCTGATGATTGACTCCATCTCCTTGCGCTTGAACAGCGGGCGGTCAATGCCGTACTTCATCTGATACTCACTGTTGATCTTGTCGATCTCGGTGAGGATCTGGTTGCCGGTCAACTGCCCTGCCGCAGCCATGCCCTTGAGCTGACCAATGCGTGGGCCGAAGTCGTTGAAGCCTGCTGTCTCCTGAGTCCGTGCCTCGTAGGTGAACCGTGCATCCAGCATCTTCTTGCGAGTCTCGGCTGGGGCGTTCTGGAAGATCCCTGAGTCAAAGACTGCGTTGGCTGCGTGATGGTTGCCGGTGGCCAGTGCGTCGATGGTCGCCGCTTCGATGCCGCCCCAGTAGGATTCCGGGGACTGGCCCTCTGCGGGCATCAGGTTGGACACGTACTCGGCTTTAACCTCGTCGTAATCCTTCTGGTTCATCGTGCCGTCGAGTAGCTGCGAGGTCATGGCCTTGAGCTTGGCCCCACCAGACTGCATGTACCCGACCACTGCGCCCTGCATCGTGTCCTGCGTGTATTTATAGTTGGCCTTTGTGTGCGCCTTGAACAGTGACCCGGTGGACTCGACCATCTTGAGCTGGATCGCGGCGTCTGCCACGCTGTCGCCAGTTAGGAACTTGCCCATCTTGTCTGTGATCTGCTGCCCGAACTCCTTGCTACTCAGCTTCTGGAGGTTGGGCATGTCGTTGGCGACGTCCGTGAGGTAGTCGTCTACGCCCTTCATCTGCGCCACGGTGCGCGCACCCTGTACCGAGGACGACGGGCCGAAGATCTGTGTGAACCACGGCTGCTCGTCTACGATCTCCTTGAGCGCTTCGCCCTGTGCTACTCGCTGCGCGCCCTTTAGGAACTGTTCGGTCTGTACCTTCTTGATCTGCGGCTCAAGGATCTTAGATCCAAGCTGCATCAGGAGGTCACTTGTGCTGGTGTCGATCTCTACCCGACTAGTGCCGGGAGTCTGGAAGGTCGAACCCCCGACCAAGCCGGATTGACCGACCTGCCGAGAGACGTTGCTTTGCGAGACTACACCACCGGCCTCAAGCGCATAGCTGCCCGGCTTCGGCAAGTTGGTCTGTGCCATGATGGCTCCTTATACTTGAGTGGAAATGAGATTGCCGGCCTGTGCGCCGAACGACTGGGAGCCGCCACCGCTACCGAACCAACCAGATGCCTTGCTGCCCAGCTTGTCGAATCCGCCCATGCTGCTATAGACCTGAGCGAACTGCATGCCGGCCTGCATCCCGATAGATGCCCAGCTCGGTTCCTTGATGTACGGCGTCTGCGCTTCCATGTAGTTGATGGCGTCGTTGTACTGCACGTCATCCAGACCGAGAATGGTAGCCTCTACGGTCTGGTCGATGTTCCGCTGACCGTCATACAACTGGTTCGCTAGCTGCCGATCACCCAGCTCCTGTGCGCGCTGCTGCCGAATGCGATTGCTCGCATCCAGCATGTCGAGCGAGCTTCCGCCGATACCGGCGGCACCGGCCGAGGCGGCGATAGCGCCTGCCGCCTCACTGGCTGCAATGCGGGCATCGAAGCTGCCGCGCACCGCCTCATCGCTGAGCCGCAGCATGTTGGTCCGTTGGGACTCTACGCTGTCGGCACCGGCGATCAGTTTGTACTTGTTGCTCTTGGCCTGCTGGTATCGGGCGAGGTCGCCCTTTACCTTGGCCATCGTGTTGCTGGCTGCGAGGTTGAGGTTCTGGATCTTGGTGTTAGACTTGGCCACGAACTTATCCAGCTTGGCCTGTGCCTTTACCTCTTTCCCTTTCTCGATACCCTGAGCAACCATTGCGGCTGCCATCCACCACATAATCTATCTCCTACTTGTGAACGCTTGGCCTGCCCACTCAACTACAGAGAGAGTCAGCGGGAGCCAGCTACGTGAACTGATCCTTGCCCGGTAAGACTTGTTCTCCTTCATGATTGGTACAGACACCACGGATTCCTGCGCCACGTCCTGTGTGCCTAGAACCCATGTACCGACTGGCCGTGCAATCCACGACTTCACGGTGCGCCACGTCTTGCCTAGATCATACGTCAGATCGACTACAGCAGCAGAGCTGTTAGACGTGGATAACGTCAGCTTGCTGATTGTCAGTCGGGCGTCGAGGATGATCTTGTCCTTCCTGTCGCGGATGTATGGGGAGGTGAGAGTCACCAACGAGGCATACAACGTACCGGCATACAGAGAGGACAACTGGGTAGGGAACTGCGCCTTGATGATCTCGCGATCAACCATCGGCACGCCCAGTAGGTGCCGGTCGCTTGTATCGTCGAACGCCACACAGGCATCCGTGTTAAGCAGGGTGCTGGTAGACTCCAGTGTCAGGCTGTCGAGGTACGGGAACTGGCTTGTGGCTGTCTCCCTGCTGAACCGGTCCAGTACGAGACACGGCCCAGTTGTGGTTTCTCGCAGTGTCACTGCCAGCAGGCCGCTGTCGTCTGGCGTAATGCCAACCAACGTACCCAGCGCGGTGCTCATAGTCCAGCGTGACCAGCTATCGAACAGTCGCTCGCTTTGGTCGTTGGCATCCAGATAGCTGTAGACATAGAAGCCGTTGGTTAGCTCCTTGGTGCGGACGAACACTACTCCCGGCGCTGTCATGGCAACGATCTGCCGTGGCGTGCCGGTGAGGTAGCCGTCGAGCTGAGCCGACACGTCGAACGCGTCGAGGCGATCTGCTACTGCGCCCGGCGACATCTGCTGCAAGGTTAGTCGCTTCTCTCGGCGCTGGCAGAAGAACAGCAGGCTACCGGCCACCGCATGTGCAGTAAGGTCGGCATCCTCATAGGTCGCCTGCACGCCGACATACGGGTTGTTCGGGGTCATGTTCTCGCGGCCCGGCACGATGTACTGATACCGCTTGCCGCACAGGATCACGTTCCGGTCATGCTGCACACCGGTAGTGATAACGTCGTCCTCTGTGCCCTGTGCGAAGACTTCGATAGGATCGTCGTTCGACACGGCTAAGGCAGACTTGCGGAAGAAGTTGAAGTAGTCGCCCGACTTGGACAGGAACACTGTCGACCCGCCGATGATCATCAGCCGGTCTTGGAACATCCGCATGTGCGTGATAGTGCGGTCGAAGAACTCAGGAATCGGTGAGCTATCCAAATCGCCTGAGCTGGTAGGCTCGATGCCTGGTACTGTCAGCCCTGTCATGGTGGACAGGTCAGCCGAGTTGCTGGCGATGTAGAACGTGCCGCCGACTATGGCGCCGATGGCGAACACCCACGATAGGGTCACTGCAATGCCTGCTGTCTCTCGCCAGATGACCTCCCCGAACTGGCCTGTCTGTCCACTGGTTGACTCTGCCTTGAGGTAGAATGCCAGCGAGTTGGCCTGCTTCGGCACCACCTTGACGATCTTGCCGTCCCAGTGACGCGGTGTCACCAGCTCAGCAGCGGTGATGTCGTTCGATACGGCTCGCATGAAGTCGCCGTTGCCGCCGTCGTCTACCGTGACCACTGCACCCGGTGCCGTCACCTTGATGAACGGGCCGTCTGCCACAGCGGACAAGCCGCCGGCAGTCATCTGGATGGCCAGCTTGGCAGCGATGTTGCTAGGAGTGATGTCCAAAGCTACGGCGCTGATGTGCTGGTTGACCGCTGTGTTGTACGCATTCACCCGGTCGTTGACCAGCTTGGCATACTGCGGGTTGGGAGTGGACGGCGGCGGATCAAAGATCGGGATGTCACTGGTATCCAGCACGCCCTGATAGTAGGCCGTCATGGTCGTGTACTGGTAGGTCGTTGTGACTCCACCGATAGTGACGAACACTTTGAACGTCCGGCTATTGGCCCCGCCGCGCACCCACACAACTGCCAGATGGTTGGTCGGCAGCATCGTGTCTGCCGTGGTGTATGCCACCGGCTTGTTCGATGATGCGACCAGCACGTAGCGGCCCGCTGCTGTCATGGTGCTGATGCCGGTGGCCAGAATGGCCGAGGTCGCTGTGTCCGACACAACCGGCATGAATCGCCGGGTTTCCTTGTTCACCACGATCAGCGGATATAGCTGACTGCCCGCTGCGGTGCCGGGCCGGTAATGGAACCCGTACTCGATGCCGTCGATGAATAGGGTCTGCTCATTGCGGGCAGATGCGTCGTCGCGGTCAGCTTGGTTGATTGCCCGGCTCAGCGCTGTGCGGTCATGGTACTGAGAACCGTGTCTGCGGGACAGCCCACGCACAGGGTCGCTTATCAGGTTGTCCTGCTCCCAGTGCTGGCCTACTACACGGTCGTGCGGAACCTGCTCGCTGACTCCTCGGATTACGTTGTCATAGCTATCGCTGACTTTACTCATCGTGGGGTTCTCAGTCCGTTACGGCTACCGGTCATCGCGGCTAGGCGAATGTCCCGAGTGCCGAAGTTGGCCTTGACTGCGCGGATGTGCTGGGACTTGCAGTACAGAAACGCCTGCTGATACTCCGTCTGTGCCTCGCTGATCTTGGTGGCATCGCCGTCATAGGACTGCTGGAACAGGATCACTGCCGCAGCCTTGATCACGCGCTTCATGTGAAACGGGCAGTCCTCAAAGGACAGAAGCCGGATCACGTTGGCGTCATACGGTCGAGTCCCGGTGACGAACTTTGCCTCTGCGGTGCTGTACAGGCGGGTGCCTCGTACAACCAACCACTTCGGGTTAGCGTCAATGTCCAGATCGATGATGTCGCTCGGCACGATGTACTCGCCGCCGATGTCCGGTACGAGTCGCAGGCACTCTTTATTGAACCACCAACCGGCTGACTGCTCGTTGATGGTGGCGTTCTCTAGCGAGAACTTGGCAGAGTTCACGAAGGCGTTAGACTCTGCCAGAGAATTGATGGGTTCCTCACCCATAGAGGCGAGGCAAGCATTCACGACAGTCAACTGCGTTACTAGCATTTATCCTCCTAGACCTAAAAATCCCCAAGGGCATGAGCCCTCGGGGAGTGGTTGGTTACGCGGCCAAGATAGCGCCAGCGTGTTCGTGACGGTCGGTAGTTGCAGCGAACGCCATGTGTGCATCAACGTACCACGACTTGGACAGCTTGTCGTAGAACACGTCGGTTTCCAGCGAGATAGTCTCGCCTGCCAAGATCGCTTTCGGCGAAGCCAGCAGCATCAGCAACTTCGAGAAGTTACCAGCGTAGTCGCCGCCCATCAGGGTTGCAACGTCGTCAGGAGTGCTGACGGTGTTGGTGTGTGGCATGTTGTTGGTCTTGATGATCGGTACGCCCAGTGCTTTCAGGACCGGTACGCCTTGGATCTTGTTGCCTTCCGAGGTGAGGTAGTCGCCGTTGACGATCTGCTCAGCATCCATCAGAGCGTAGAAGATACCCGGACGGACGAACAGTGCGTGACCGTCTTCCTGCGGGATAACGTCTTTCTCTTCCATGCCGGACAGCAGGCGGTTGATGGCCTTGTACAGCTTGGCTGGATCGTTCTCGTCGCCAGCAGCGGCCAGAGTCACCTGAGTGCCGCCGAAGTGGCCCGGCAGCGCGCCGTACTTGGAAGTGGTAGCCAGTGCAGCCTTGGCCATCTGTACGAGGAAAGCGGCATCGCGGAACTTGGCCATTTTCTTGCCGTGCTCGTTGCCGATTGCCTTGCGGGTGTCGTACTTGGTCTGGAACACGTCGAGCATTGGCAGAGCAGAGCGAGCCAAGATGACGGTCTTCACAGTTACCGAGTTGTCGGAGAACTGGTTCGCGGTGCCATCAGGAGTAACGCCCGGCACCAGAACTTGCAGGGTCGATTCGCCGATTGCGTCCTTGGTTACGGTCGCGGTGCCCTTGATGGTGCGGATGGTCAACCAGCCTTCGGTCACGGAGCGAGTCTGCATCGACTCTTCGACGATGCCGGCGAACTCTTCCAGAACCAGTTCGAACGGATCGGAGCCGCCCAGTTTGGCATTCGGGCGAGTTACGTTAAAGGAATCACGGGACATGGTGTATCTCCTATTCGATCTGCTAGAGTGCAGAAAATGGTTCGTAGTCTATAAGTGCCCAATTGATTTTGGGCACTGGTTTTGGTGTCAGCGGAGGCGACGGTACAGCGCGGCGGCTTGCGGCGAGTTGATGTAATCGTCGCCCAAAGTCTTGCGCAGCTTGCCCAGCTCGGCATTGTACTCGGCTCGGGACAGTGCGCCGCCGGCCGGGCCATTATGGCTGCGGGTTTCGGCACCGACCGCTTTGGCAGCCGGTTCGATTTCCGTCTCGCCGGACTCGATGAAGCTGCCGTTGATGAAGCGTGCGGCGATGTGGGCCGTCTTCGGATCGCTCAGCAGGGAGTTGATCGCGGTCTTCTCCTCGGCGCTGGCGGTCTTGCTGACGTGGGCCACGGCCTGTTCCCAGTCCACACCCATGCTCTCGGCGATGCCGGTGACGACCTTGCCGACTTCGGCACCCTTGGCTTCGTTGGCCTTGACGTGGCGGTCATACGACTGCTCAGCCAGCCCCAGTGCCTGCTCCCAGCCTGCAATGCCCTTCTGCGCTAGCTCGGCCTTGAGCAGCGAGAAGTCGCCGTCAAACGCGGCCTCGACGGCTTGGTTGTCGGCCTTGAAGCCATTCGTTGCCAAGAACTTCATGGCATACGTCAGGCCCGGATCACCCTCGGCTGGCGCATAGCCGGCCTTGTCCAGAATCTCGGCATCACCCGGTTGCTCCTTGGGAGCCGCCGCAGCGGGCGCCTCAGCGTCGAGCTTGGTGCTGGCCTTGGCCGGGGCCGCGATGGCGTCAGCGTCAGCAGCGGCAGCCGCAGCGGTGGCGTCAGGCTCGCCCTCCAGATAGCCGGCCAGTGTCATCATGCCGAACATGCCCATACCTACGATACCGAAACGCTTCATCATTGCTGTGTTGCTCCTGCTTGATTGACTTGTTGCTGCATGCCGGCCTCAACGCCGGTCTGTACAGCTTGTTGGTTTGCCGCTGCCTGCTCACGCTGAGTGCGTCGCTGGTTAACGACATCGGCGCTCGCAACGTACTTGCTGCGGTTGACGCCACGGCCAGCGGCCATGTCCGAGATGATCGGCTCCTCGTTCAGCATCTCGCGAGTCTCGGCCGGGATCTCTGCCAACGTGGATACGTCGCTCAGGAAGCCAATGAGACGTTGCAGTTCTGCCGAGCGGCTGAGTGCATCCAGACCAGTGATGATAGTCGGCTGGATCTTGGTGCCCCGGATGTTGATGTTGGCTGCACGCAGTTGCCATCTGGCGATAGGTGCTTGCATGTCGATGGCGAGTCTGGAATAGACACCACCGAGCGACTGCTCAAGCTCCATAGCCTGCAACCGTACTTCCTCAGCAGTCGTTCGCTCACTGTCGCGAGTCACGGCACTGTTCATCAGGAAGCCACGACCAATGCGCCGGGCGTACACCTCTTCGATCTGCATGATCGTCGACAACTGGTTGCCCATGTTGGCGAAGATCAGGTTCAGGTCTTTTGGGGAGGCAGGGATAACGTCGCCGTTGCGCCCGCCGGTCACGTCCTCGGGCTGTGTCAGCCCACCGGGATCACATGCCCACCGGAACTGGGACGCCAGCACAGAACCATCAGCCATAGCCTCGGACACAATGTCGTGCGTCCCGAGGTCGTTGCTGTAGTCTTCTGCCAAGCTGATGCCATAATCCTGACCGAGCGGCAAGCGCCAAGTCAGAGCACGCCAAGGCAGGTTCTCCGGTTTCCACTTGCCGCTGTGGCGCGGGGACAGTTCAACGTCCTCGACGTACAGGGTAGAGCGGTACATGCCGCGAGTAAGCCGGACAGTCGTATAGACCGTGACCTTATCCTTCGGCTTGCAGGTTGGCACCGCATTGCGGTACTCCTTCTCCGCTTCATCCTCAAGGTCTTGGACCCGAGTGATCTCGCGGAACACAAGTCGCAGAACTTGGCCCCTTCGATTACGTTCTACAGCGTAGTCTCGCAGGCTTATAAAGCTGATGATGTCTTTGTCGCTTAGGTCCATCAGCACATCGCCGACACACACAAGGGCACTGAGTCCCTCGTACAGCGCTGGTCGTGACCCGGACTGCTCCAGTACACGCAGCGCCTCACGTTCGCCTTCTGCCATAACGTCTGTCAGGAGGCTGTCGTCTTGCAGTTGCAACTGTTCCATGAAGCGCGCCTTCTCGGCGGCAGCAAGTTCCAGTCGCATGAAGCTGACACCGGGTGCGAACATGGCCAGCATCAGCTTGTTCACGATGTTGATGGCGCCCTGTGCCCCGAGGGAAGTAGCGCCGTTGGTCAACGACTCGTTCTTCACTTGGTAGTTCTTATCTGCCAGCACCGATGGGATAGTCACCTCGGCCAAACGCTCCTTACGAGACATCATCGTCTCGCGGTCGTTGGTCATACTGTCCCAAATTGATTTGCCGCAGACCTTCTCGGTCATACCCGCACGCTCGCGCCGGCCTTAGCGCCACCGATCTGCCCACGGAACTTCTTGCGGGCGGCGGTGATTGGCTGGATGTCGCTTTCGAGCTGCACGGTAGGCTTCTCGGTAACGACCTTGCCGGCCTCTACCACCTGCTGCTGTGCAATCTCTCGGTCCTGACTGAGCTGCACTTGCTGCGCGCCCTGCTGAGCTGCCTCGTTACTGGCATTCAACTGGGTCTGCGCCATAGCCTCGGCCTGTGCTGCCTGTTGCTCGGCCATGTCCATCGCGTTCTTCTGCGCCTGTTCGGCAGGGCTCAGCGCCTTCTCGCTACCGTACAGCAAATCGCCGGACGGGTCGGGTAGGCCGAGCTTCTTTCCGATCTGGTGCCCGAGATCGAACTTAGCCACGATCTTCTTGATTTTCTTGCTGCCCATGAATTACTCCCACCAGTTCTACGGTTGAAACGGACAAGCCTTGCTTCTGGTAGAGCTTGGCCAATCCGGCGTGCCGCTGATTTGCGGCTGCTCGGGTGCCGACTGTGAAGCGGCGGACATCGACCACATTGGCGGCGTGCCGGCAGATGTCCACCACCGTATCCAGCCCGATGTTCGGATCCACGAACTCCTCGGTCAGCACACGCTCTGCACTGAACCACGGGCGGCATTCTGATAGGCAGACGATATGCGGGCCAACGAAGACGAACAGGTTGCCGGGTATCAGCTCCTCCATCGCATCATCGACCTCGGCTACACGCCAGCCGGTCTTCTCGTATTCCGTCTTTAGGTAGAGCAGGGATAGTCGAAGCAGGCGCCGCTGAGTTTCAGCAGACCACTCGCACTCGACCATCGCACCACCCTTCCAGCTCACAGACCACATAATGTTCTCCTAGTTATAAGTGCCCAATTGATTCAGCCCTGAGTGAAGTCCTTCTGGATCTGTGCCAGTGTGCGCTGAATACCGAGCTTGAACCCGGTGGTGTGTGCCGTGTCGCTGGCCGAAACAACTGGAGGTTCCAATTGTCTGGCCAGTCGATTGAATGCGTTCTGACTTAATACCTCAACCCGTACCACCTCAGTAGTATAGATCACCTGCTTTCTTACAAAGAAGAAAGAGTATAAGAAGTAATAGATAGAAGTAAACATAGAATTATTCCTCTGTAGTCTATAAGTGCCCAATTGATTTAGGCGAAGAAATACACCGAGTTCAGAACCTCGTCAATGTCCAGATCGCCGTATTCGGGAATCGGGGCTGTGATGCCGTACATGTCGCGGAAGATGGTCAGGGGACACCCGAGCTTATACATCATGACGAACGTCTCCCTGATGAGCCTGTGGAGCGTCTCAGTCCCATCTGCCGTGGTGCCGTAGTCATCATGGATGAACGCCAGATGGCCCAGCCCGGCATCGTCGGCGGCACAGATCAGGAAGTGCATGTGCGCCGCATCACACGAATGGATGAAGTTGGGCGCGATCCCGTTCCGGTGCCGCCGCTTGCAGGGCTCCTCGACTTCCATGCGGATCGTGGGCCGGATTCGCACGCCCCCGGCCAGCCGTGTCTCGACCTTGATGAAGTCGAGCTTACCGTACCGTTGGCGCACCATGAACCCGGAGGGCGACCGGAAAGAGATCTCGTCGATCCCGGCCTCGATCAGCTCGTCAGATGCGTCCTGTAGCCACTGCATGGCCTCCCTTGCCTTGACCACTACGTTGCCGATTGCGTCCCATACCGGCACGCTCAGCCACCTTGCCGCCGCCCTGTACTCCGACTTGTCGAACTCCGGCGCCTTGTGCTTGGCGACGTACTCCGAGTAGATGAAGTCAGAGCAACTGAACCTCGTCGAACCATACGGTAAAGTCATAACGCTGCGTTTGACTAAATCCCGGCTTAGCGAATGGGTCTTCCAGCGGGCCGCAAATGGCGCTGAGTCCAGTACAGAGAGTTGCGCCAATATTCGTGTAGTTTCCTCGGCTACAAGACGGTAGATGTCTTGCTGCGTGAGTGAAGGCACTAAATTCGTCGCCCGTCCACCCACACTGTCCCGTAGCATGGCCGAGAAGTGCTGCAATCCGTTGCAGCTCCCATCCTGACCGAGAGCTAAGTGTGAAACAAAGCTCTCGGGCATTGCTTCTAGTTGGGCGAACTCGAAACACCAAGCAAGAAACTGGAAGGGGTTGTCGGCGGTAGTCCACTGTCGATTCGTAAGCGGGTCGGATGCAATCGCGCAGATCATTTCTGAACGTTCGGCTGTCCATTGGTAGCGTTCCTCAAGAGTTGCTTTATCAAAGCCGAACCGGTTAGCTCCGGCTGTGTAGAACCAGAACTTGGCGACGGCGGTTGTGATTGGGACTCCCTCAGCAGAGCGCAGCAACGCTTTCTGGAGGTCTGAACCTTGCGGGCTAACGCCCCGTGTGTTCGCATATGCTCTACCTCGGTAGTCATACTGATAGACGAACCAGAACGGCACGTCCTTGAACTGTCGAGCAACCCGCAGAGCCTCGTAGTACCGGCCCCACTGCACACCGCGCTCCTTGCTATCGGTGTACCACTCGCGCATCTCGACCTTCCAAGCATTGAACTCGGCCAACTGCCCGCCGTGCATCTGCTCCTTGGTCATCTCGTCGGTGAGCCAGTCAGGCGCCTGCGGCTTCGGCAGCTCGGCCTGTGCCAGCACCTCGCCCACGTCGAACCGGGAGCCCACCGCATCGACCGCCGCCAGCACGTCACCGTTGATGCGCCACGACCTGCTCTGTAGCACGTTCAGGGCGCGCAGCGGGATTGCCGGTACATCGGTCAGGTCTTCGACTCGCGGCCTGCCACGGATGCAGCAGGGCGCCACACGCTTCATTACCTGAGTGTGATACCCTCCGGTATTCGCGTCCGTCCAGTCCAGCGGCGGGGCCACGCACGGAAGCGACATCGGCTGAATCCCGGCAACGAAGCCCTTGATTTGGTGCAGCATGCCGGCCACATCGTCAGTCAGCCGATAGGCCCGCTCCTTCGTGGTCTTGTTTAGCTGCACAAGCTCGATACTTATCAGCCCGACATCTTGCGCAAGGTAGATCAGGATGGTGCCGACCGCCAGCTTATCCTCGGGAGTCCACACCGGAAGCTCTATGCCTGCCTTCTCGGCCTGCATACGAAACACAGTCAGTCTGTGCCTCTCGCTCTTTGTCATTCGCCGCTCAAAGTCCTTGACCAGCGTGAAGTATAGGGCCGGATCGACGTGCTCAAACTTTTCAAGCAACGCCTCTCCGTAAATCGACTGCCCGATTAGTCGGGCTACTGCGGTCGGCGCATTGTTCTTGGCCTGTAACGTCGTGTCCATCAGCATGCGGACAGTCAGGAATGCCAGAACCATTGGATCATGCGGGCGCATCAGGGCCTTGCTAGCTGCCCTGACTCCCCGCTTCTGCTCAGCACAGTAGGCTTTGATCAGCTCCGCAAGAGGCTGAACAAACCGACGGTAGACCGCTGAGGCGTAAGGGTTGTTGTGTGCTGCACCTGCCTCCTCGTTTCGTTTGAAGGAGCCGAGCACCTTGGCCCGGCCACCGTCCACCATTTGTTGCTCAAGCTCATCTTGCGTGATCACACTTAGTCCTCGTCTGCCGGCGGCGGAGTGCCCCATGTCCAGTCAACGTCGTTCCCATCATTGTCGTCGGTGGTAATACGCATCACTCTCCCTCCGTCTTGTCGTCACGATACCGGATATAGCGAGGCTCTCGGATCATGCCATGCTGACTAACTGCCAGCCCGTGTACCTCGACGATCTTTCCTACTAGGCAACTAGGGTTATCCCAGTAGCTCATCCGCTCCTCGTCGGTCAGCGTACCGCCACCAACTGTGATTTCCTGCTCACCCCACAGGCACACAAGCGCACCGATCATGCCGGCGAACTTGCCTTGCCCTTCATTCAGGCGCAGCACTTTAACGTCGATGCTCATGTGATCCTTGATCTTGACCACCGTACCGCACGCACCGGCTCCTGCTCGCCAGAGCCCATTACGGTCCTTGCGCATGAATCCATCGACTGCAAACGTCGCACCAAATCGAGCGCGTGAGTGGTCAATGAGTTCTTGTCCATGCTCCGTGCAATAGCTGGCGTAAGCGAGCCGCACAGGTGCAGTAGACTCAGTACCTGCGGGCATGACACGACGCTGGATAGCGTGGACGATCTCGAAAGCTTTATCACGCCTTGTCTTGTAGCGGACCGGGCATACGCCTGCTTCGAAGTCCGCAAGCGGCACGTAATCAAAGACGACGGCCTCCAGTAGCTCCGCTCCCGCAGCCACGTATGACCGGCGGAACGTGCCATTGATGATGGAGTGATCGAGGTATTCGTGCCAAGCTTCGGCAAAGAGGACGAAGTTGTCATCGTCGATTGCCTCAAGCTCACGCAGAACGTGGTCCATAGCAGCCAGCACCGGCTCACCTTGGCGAGAGAACGCATAAGCTTTACCGCCCTTCTTGACTAGGATGACATGACAGCCATCGTATTTGATTTCGTAGAAGTCGTCAGTCCGGTCGCGCACTACGCGCTGGATCTTCGCCGACAGCTTCCGTGGCTCGATTGCCTTGTGTACCAGTGTCCGGCGTTTCGGTAGGCTGTACATCGTTCGGTACTCCGTGAGTGGTGATGTATTTGGCAATGTCCAGCAGGTGCCCTGCCAAGATAATGTCGCGCAGGTGAGGCTCCTCAACTACGCTTCTTGCCACTGCAAAGGCTGCCCCCTTGCTGTCATGCAAGGTGGAGCGCAGGGTTTTAACGCCTGCGACATCCTCCAAGTTGACCGTTACGGTCATCAGATTCACAGAGAATCCACCGAACGCTCGGTCAGGGCGTGGCGCACGTAGTCCGTGGTTTCGTCCATAGTCCCGAGTGCCGAGATAGCGAGGTCGCAGTCCAGAGTCAGCTCACCGGCTTCCGGCAAGTTGATACGGCCGTCAGCCAGACACGTAGAGATCAGGTAGTCGCAGGTTTGCAGCGTCTCCAGATCACCGGTGTCGCTAGCGGTGCTGATGGTGTTGCTCAGGATTTGATACGGGGTGCGTTGCTTCATGGTTTGCTCCGGATTTCCAGTTCAGTGATGAAGATTACACAGCATGCAGCGTGTGCCCAGTGCAGCAGCCCACTCTCCGGGTCGAGCACTTCACCACGAGCGATTGCATTGCGGTGACGGCCCAGTGCTGCCTTGTACCGGCGAATCGCGTCCGGGATCTCCTGCCAGCTATGCGGATGGTAGCCCTTGACCTCGACGGCCCACGACATTACCTTAGCAATTTCCAGCAGGGCGTTAGGTGCGCCGTCTTCCAGCAGATCGAACTGCACTTTGCCGGCGTCAGACTTGAAAGCCTGTGCGGGATCCGTGCTCGGGACTGGTTGCGGGCTAGCGGCATCCACTTTTGGGTCTGGAGTGGGGCCGTTCGCCGCAAGCTGCCGCTCATACGCCCGATACCGTGCGGCTGAGGTGGAGTTCAGGCTGGTGGCGTTGCAGTGTACGCAAGTGGTACGACCATCAGTGCCACCGTCCAGCTCGATTATGCTGTCGCATTCGCTTTTGTAGCAGATACCCTTCGCCATTACTGATCTCCCAAGTGGCCTACCCAGTTACCGTCGCTGTCCAGCAGCATAGGGATCAGAGTGGGTACGCCGTTGATGATTACACCGCAGCCGAGGATCGGCTTGTACATGGTGTGCTTGCCGTATGCGAAGGCCAGCGAGTCCTTGTCGATCAGGCATCCAAAGAACCCGCCCCAGTACAGGCGAGCGGAGCTAGCCCCGTACTCAATAGAGAACTTGCCATGATGATGCCCGACAACGAGGTTGCACTGGTTATGGCTAGCATCCGTGAGGATCGGGCCGCTTGGCTGGTGCTTGAACAGCACGTCACCCATTGGTGTCCGCACTCGCCAGCTCTCTGCCCACTGCCAGCCTTTGGAGTTGATGCCCGGCAGCAGGATCTCGCGGTACGACCGCAGGTACTGCACCGGCATGCCGTGAGCCTTGGCCTTCCGGTAATGCATCGACCCGTGGTTGGAGTCGCAGAGTAGCATTCGTGGGAAGATCTTGTGCAGCTCGGCGAGGACGGGCTTTGTAGCTTCGAGTTCATCGCCAGCGCTGTGGAGGTTAGGATCGGAATCATGAAAAGACATAGCATGCTTGTCTGCCTCGTCGCCCAAGTTGATTACCAGATCTGGCTGGAAGCGGTCGCGAACCATCTTCATGAATGCCAGAGCGTGCTTGTGGTGGTACGGTGCATGCAGGTCAGGCATCACCACGATAGAGCGATAGACCCGATTGAAGCGGAACTTGCCACCCTTGCCAAGCGGCTCCGGAGATACCAGCTTGCGCTCGGACCGCATCACCGCATTAGCCTTGCTCGGCGTGGTGTCACTGGCAAACAGCTTGCGCCAATACTTCACGTTCTGCCGGCTGATTGGGGAGTGCGCAAACGGCAGGTACTCGTTGTAGTGTGCCGCTGCCTTAACGTTGCAGGAGAACGCTTGCAGGATCTGACGGTGCTGCTCAGGCTGGAACAGGTTTTTCAGGTGGCCTCTCATTTCGCCACCTCGCTGATCTTGACACGGGCAATGCTGTGTGCGGGGTAGATGTATGACACACCATCCACCAACACTTCCAGCCCCAGTGCGTTGACCTTGCACTTGGCGTCCGCAAACACTGGGCCTTCGAACTCGCTGCGGAACAGTGAGTGTGGCTTGGCCAGTGCGTTGAACGCATGGGTCTGTGCAGGCTCGGTGAGGATTACTTCGATACGGCTCATGCTTTCACCTTCTTGACTGCTGCGCGCTTCTTGACTGCGGCAGCATTACGGGCCAGACGCTTCTCGTCCGGTGTCTTGTGAGTAGGGTGCAGGATACCTGTCCCGCCCTGAGCACCGAAGGCCAAGTAGGCCGGGATGTTCATCAGGTAGGTGTTCAGGTCTGCTCCGCGCAGTCCGTTGCGTGGTGCGTTGTTCTCGATCTTACCGAGTAGAGCATTGCAACCACGGCACAGCACACCACGCACAACGCCCTCGGAGTGGCAGTGGTCCAGACAGGGCACCATCGGGCGCCGCTTGCACAGGGCACACTTGCCTCCCTGTCGCCCAGCCAGAAGCTGAGCACGGTACGGCGCGATGCCGCTAGTAGTCAGGCGTTGCATCACGAACCTCCTTTACCCTTGCGAGTAATTGATTGGTCGCCTGTTGCAGCAGGTCGAACCACTTGTGTTCCTTGGGGACCATCTGCATGTAGTCGTCGATGCATGCGTCTCTGTCAGTCCGCATCCACAGCAGTGCCATCTGCTCTACCAGCCGATAGTTCCACTCCTCGCGGTAGTGCGTGGCGTAGTGCTTGCACACCGTGTCGAAGCCAGACGTGTTGTCGTAGGTCATGCACAGTGCATTGAGCGCACGCGCCATGCCGCAGTCAACCATCTTGCCGGTGTGTGACAGGAGCTTAGGCAAGCCGGGGATCTTGTCAGCCGAGTCGCCGGCCAAGCACTGAACCCAAAACCACTTGCTACCGAACATCCGCCCGGTACTGTTCTCGATCTCATAGATGCCCTTGGGCACCTCGGTGAGTTCGTAGGTATCCCAGTCCAGATGGATACAGCCGTCGAACATCTGGCTGTCCTTGTCCTTCATCGCTACGACCGCTCGACCAAATGGTAGCAGCTTCGTGTGGAGGCAGATCCCATCGTCAGCTTCTCGGGTTCCCCAAATCTTCGGCGTAAAGGCAAGTCCCTTGTAGGACTCAACGAAGTCTCGGAGCTGTTCCCAGTTCTTGGGCCGGGTGCTGCCTTCCCGGTGCCCTTGGTAGGGCAGTTGAGTTGCAATAACATAGCGCCATCCTTTGTGCGATCCAGTCGCAGTCAGGTGCATCACTACTTTCTCGGCCCCGGCGGCGATGCGCATGTCATCCAGCTTTTGCATAAGCCGGGTGCGCGCATCGCCGATAGGAGTTTCGTTGTTACCTGCGCAGAAGTAGCAGAGATAGTCACCGTCAACCAACAACCACCGGCCCGGTACAATGACCGGGGCAGTGAAGTTGATAGGCGCTGCGGCCTCGGCTGCTGCTGCAATAGCACCAGCCAAGTCCATTACAGCAGACCGGCGAGCGCGTCGTCGCTGGCTACACCGCCTTCGAACGGCAGGTCAGTCACGTCACCTTCCAGACCAGCGACATCCAGCTCGCCACCGTCGCCGAGGATCGACTGCATCTTGCTACCAGTCCAGTCCAGTGCCTGCTTGATCTCTTCTTGGATCACGTTCTTGGTCTTGGCTGGTCGCGCCGGCTGGCCGTCCTTGGCTTCGACAGCTTCGTACTCGCCGTCGATGAACAGGCTGTCCCACATTTCTTTGGTGGCGTATTCCCACAGGAAGCAGCGCTGCGAGCTGATGACTTCCGGTGCGTTGATCACACGGAACTCGCCAGTAGGCATGCCTGCATCATCGACCAGATCGACACGGGCCGGGGAGATACGGAAGCCGTCTTGCGCATTGCCGATGCTGCCGTACTTGATCAGATCGCCGCCTTCTGGAGTGAACTCCTCCTGCGACACGATGACCTTGACGTGCTTGCCCAGCAGTTGAGCAGGGATCTTGACGCCCGGATCCTTGGCATGGTTCAGTGCGCTGAACAGCTTGAAGAAGCCCGACTTGTCGCTGGCCTTCTTGCCCGGCTCAGGCAGCCAAGTGTGTACGGTGATGCGCTTGGCGAACTTGGTGCCTTCCTCGTTGGCGGTGTGCGGGTTGGTGCCACCGGCCAGTTCGAAGATCCAGCGAGCGCGGCGTACCTTCTTGTCCGGCGCGCCCTTGTAGCCCTTCTTGAGTCGGCGACCCAGCTCTATGTAGCCTACCAGTGTGGCGATGCACGTACCGGCATTCGGTGGAGTAGCGCCGCCACCGCCCTTGCTTGCTTCGGACATGTCTTCCGATTCGTTGGCTGCTTGTTCGATGATGCTGTCGAGGTTGAATTGGGTCATGTGTATTGCTCCATTGCTATTGAGGATTCGATTGTCACACGGTGCAGAGTCTTGATGCTACGGAGTAGCAGTCCGGTATGCTCTGCGGGCAAGTACCGGCGCTGCAAGTTCCACTCCTTGTCGTCCCATGAGTCCAGCACCCACGGCCTGTCGTTGTAGTCGCAGTGGGTCGGGACGTATCCCATCGCGGCGTCTGCTCGCCAGAGTGAGTGCAGGATCATTAGGCTGCCTTCTTGATTGTGTCGATGTAGAGCTTGTGCATCTCGGCACCGATTGGCCCAGTGTACTTGTCGAAGTCCACTACCTTATCGTGCCCAGCCCAGTTCGCCCCGATGGTTGTATCACTTGGAACATAGACTGGTTGCGGCCAGCCGAAGTATGCCTCCATGAATGGCGAGGCCAGCTCCATAGCGCAGTGCAATACCGCTGCTGCCTCGGCGTGTACTTCCTTGGCGGCGTCAGCATAGCAGGCATCGTGAACCTGTCCGATCAGTGCAGCTTGTCCGCCCCAGTTATCTCGACGGTAATACTCCTTGACTGCGATCCACATAGCGGCCTTGGCCCACTCGGCCCCGCCGCCCTGTACTTCGTAGTTCTTGATCTCTGGCGGAGAGAACGAAGTCCATCCGCCACCGCGCTGGACAACGTACTTCGGCGCAGGCTGTTCGATCCATGCATACAGTTTGTTGTCCGGGGTTCTATGGTAGCCAGTCCGCAACTCGACCATGCGGCTCGGGAAGTCCGGGTGCGGTATGACCTTGCGGACATTGCGCTTGGCCTTCTCGATCTGTGCCGTCAGTCGTGCATAGTGTGGCTCGATGTCCGGGTACAGTAATTGCTCTGCGGCAATCAGTGTGTTCACAGCGTCCACGGACAAGCCAGTTGCCGCAGCAATAGCAACGGCTCCTGCACCAAACGCCCGTTGGAAGCTGAACCCCTTGGCCTTGCTCCGCTTCTCTACCCACTCCTCGATCTCCTCTGTCTTGCATAGACGCACAGCCTCGGCGTACTCGATACCGAACTGGCTAGCCACACGCTTGCAGTGCATGTCCAGCTTGAGCTTGAGGTCGGCGATCAGGTTCTTGTCACCCGTGAGGATGGCCTGAATGTAGATCTCCAACGACGAGAAGTCAGACTGGATGATGTAGCCACCATCGTACCGCGACGTCAGCACAGTCTTGATGACTGACTTACCTTCACCTGCCCGTGGTAGGTTTTGCGTGTTGGGGTTACTTGCGGAGAAGCGTCCCGTCACTGTGCTGGTCTGGTTGATCTGGTGATGGATGATGCCGTTGGCGCGCACCAATGTGAGCATGCCCTTCTTGCCGCCGGCAGCTTTCGGATCGTCGGTGATGAAGTAGGTGCCAAGATCCTTGACAGCCTTGGCGTGACGTGCCATCGCCTTGAGGAACGGGATGTCCCGTACACCCAGCTCGGTGATTATGTCCTCGGCAGTGGAGTACACGCCAGCGGTCTTGCCTTCCCACTTCTTCTCGGGCTGCGTGTAGCCGGGGAACGTGTACCAGAAGTCAGTCAGCTTGGTCTTCGGCTTGTCCAGATCATCGACCTTGACCTGCTTGGTCTTGTAGCTGCCGGCCTGCTTGCCACTACCGATAACGACATACGCCATTATGTTGGGCTGCCCCATGCTGCCCTCGCCTTCCGGCAGTGGCGGCTGTAGAGTCACAGACCCATCCTGTAGCACGTAGCCGGGCAGAGACTTCTGAGCGTAGAGCAGGTTGCCCATGTCGTCCTGCTGGTGAACCTTCTTCTGGTACTTCACCTTGCCGCCGAAGATCAGCGCACTCAGCTTAGTCCGGGAAGTCCACGACCACACTAGCTCCGGCGGTAGGTCGGCGGGCACGTACTGTTGCATCTCTGCCTTGAGCCCGGCGATCTCTACCTCCAGCTCAGCAGCCAGCTTGAGGCCTAGCGCAAGGTCAGCATGAATGCCGTTCTTCTCTGCCTCAATGATGTAGACCTGTGCACCCATGTTCAGCAGGATGCTCTTGGTCTGGCCGCAGTCTCGAGCCCGCTTCATCTGCCCGAGCAGGACTGCCTCGGTGTTGGTGATGTCGCCGTCGAGGTATGGGTACACGATGTCCGGGGAGATCTCCGTGGTGCAGATGCCTGCCTTCCACATCTCCTTCATTACATCGCCACCCTCCTTGAGCTTGCCGCCGTACTTCGGGGCAACCTCATCGAGCGAGAGCATCTGCGCCTCGGGCAGCATACCTTCCAGCAGGTACTCGGCGAGCTGGCAATCCCATAGCTGGCCACCGGCCACGATCCACTTCTTGTACACCGCATAGGACCACGGGTCTTGTGCGATGCCTTGAAGGATGTCGAACTTGAGGTTGAAGCCGACAAGGATCATCGGCCACTTGTCCTCAAGGAGTCGGCCAAGCCAGCCCATCGACTGCTGCTTAGTCTCGTACCGATCCTTAGTCACGTCCTTCTCACCGCTGCTGCGGTGCCCGACGTACACTGTCCAGTTCAGTTCATTGAATGGATCGGCTACCCGCTTGAACGAGTTGGTGATCGTCGTCTCAACGTCGGCTACCGTGTATCCTTTGAGCTGTCTCATGGTCGCTCCTACTTGCGCACCCAAGTGGGCGCATGGTTCGCGTCTTCGGGGAGGTGTACCTTGATCATCCCATGCTTCTTCATCAGGCTAATGATAGTGTTACAGTCCTCCATGCGGATGCGCTTGGCCTCCTGTTCCGCCCGCACCTCTACTGCGAAGTGATCCTCGATCACATGGTAGGCGTTCTTATTGCTGAGGCAGAGGTTGATGTCCTGTGCAGCGATGCTGCGAAACTCCAGCCTGCCGCTCACTTCACCATTAGCGAAGTAGAAGGTGCAGCCGGAGCGGTTGCACGTAACACGATTGCTCAGCAGGTAACCGTCTGCCCCAGTGATGGTGCCCAGTGCTGTGACGATGAACTCATTAGCCACGTTACACGCATAGTCCGCAGAGTTCTGGTTACCACACAGATACACAACCCGCTTGCCGAATGCAGCGGCCATCACCGCAGCCTTGACTGCTCGGGTGGTGCGGCCGGTGCCGCGCTTTGGATCGGAGTGTGGCCCGGCAGCAGCGCGCCGCCGGCATTCGTTGCAGTGTTTGCTGACGCAGCTAGCGCCCGTTGGTACGTCACACATCGTCGGTACTCCCCATGTTCTGCGCCTCATGGAATCGTGAGGTCGCGTAGTCAAAGAACGTCTCGGCACGCGGCGACTTGCCCATGCCCTCGATACTCAGCTTGTTCTTAGGTGTGCTGATCCACCGCGCTGCCTCCTGCGAGGCGTCCGCTTCCTTGTTACCCATCATGATGATGGCATCGCATGCACCCTGCTTGCCGGTCTTGCTATCCTTGAGCATGTGCATCAGCGGGAAGCTCAGCTCTGCTGCGTCGGCGCTGGTCTGGCTAGTGGCCAAGCCAACGTGATCATAGATCACAGCCATGTTCCGGCCCCACGCATACATCGCTTCGAGCAGTTGGTCAGTCCGGGTGCCGCCGTTGCTCACTCCGTTGGTGAACTGGATGTTGTCGATCATGTCGTACACCACCAGCATCGGGTTGGTGTCCTTGATCAACTCCTCCACCATACTGGCTGACCAGCCGTGGATGTCCTTGACCTTGATGACGTGGCGGTTGCCACCCATCAGCACCTCGTACTCCTGCCACAGCGTGCCGGCGTTCTGCTTCTCGATGATCTGACTCATCGGGATACCGAACGCCGCCTGAACTACACGCTTGAGGATCCGTTTGCCCGGACCCTCATTGTTAAGCCAGAGGATGATTCGGGGTGCGGGCGCAGACGTTGGTACTCCAGCATCACCAGTAGCAGAGTGTTCTTCGAACCACTGCGCATGAGCTGCTGCGTTATACGCCGCAACTTGCGGACCCATAAAGGTGATGTTGTCCGCAATAGCTGACGTCTTGCCCGAGTCAGGCCGTGCTGCAAAGATGATGAAGTCACCGCCGCGCCACGGGCGCATGTACATTTGGAGACAGGCCCAGCGCGGTTGAAGCCCTTCGTTGTTTGTGTCCTCATGAAACAGATCCTCATCGAGTTCAACGAACTCAAACTTTTTGCTGCTGCCTTCCATCGCAATGACGTAGGCATTGTAGATCAGGTTCAGTTCTACTGCCGGGTCGACATCCTCGCCGGCATGGTAGCGGTCCATGATCTCCGTGGTCTGCACAGCCAAGTCAGCCTGCAAGATCTGCTTAACGATCTGCTTCTTGGCGAACTCGTTAGGTTCCTTGGCTGCCTGCTTGAACACAGCAGACAGGATAGCCTTGGCCTCATCGCCCAGCTTGTCGCCCTTGCTCAAGAAGAACCACGACTGGAACCCATCATCCACCGGGATGGTCAGGCAGTCAGGGTCCAGCTTGAAGAATGAATCATAGGCGTTGAGGATAGCGAAGGTGTGTGCGTCAACCGACTTAGGGTTGAGCATCCGCCGGAGCTGATAGAACTTCTTCCGCTCGCGCATGATCTGTAGCAGCGTGTGATCGAACGCCATGAATGATACTCCTGATCTCCGCTAGGCTGTATGCCTTGGGGTCTTTGTCGGTGGTGATTCGAAGCGGCTCAAGTCCAACCAACTCAAGTTGCTTTGTGATAGAAAGGCATGCGTCCTCTCCGGCCCTGTCCGGGTCAAACCATAAATAGATGCGGGCCGTGGTTTGCAGTAGGCGGGCAATGGTGTGTTGGGATAGAGACGTTCCCATAACGGCATAGCCATCAGCAGTACCTGACTCTCCGACCTTAAAGGCTGAGAGTATATCTTCTGTAAGGCAGACCGCATTGCATCCCGCAGCTCCTCGATAGAGTACATGGACGCGATCTCGCGGAACTGATGCAGAGATGTACTTAGCTCCGCCTGCCTTGGGATATTCTGGATTGCGGGCCTGCCAGAAGATAGCCTTCCGCTCCGCACCGTCCCCGTATATTGGAAGGACGACCCGGCCAGTCGGCTCATGGTAGTACGCACCCAGTCGTTTGATGGCAGCGGCGTTGAGTCCTGCCTTGTAAAGCCAGAGTCTTGCAGCAGGCGTCCATGTTGTAAGATCATGGCTGGCTGGGAAAGGCGGGCGAACTTGGTATGACAGTTCATTATCAATATTCCTTTGCTGCTCTTTCCGAGCAAGTCTCTCTCTCATGTTGGGCTGTGCCTTCGGCACCCACCCACGGGAATGACAGCGCCAGCACCATGCCGACCAACTGTCTACGTTGTGGTAGACAACAAGGCTGGCATCCCCACAGAGATGCTGGACCTTGTTCTTTGTGCCAACCGTAATGGCTTGCGCCTCGGCCAGCCACTCACTAGGGTCCATCAACTCGTCAGACATGCCAGCCTCTTAGTCAGTTACAGATGCACGGTGAGCTGCCGCAGCAGAAGCAGGCGTAGCTCACGCAGGTGCAGTGCAGCACCTCGTCTTTTCCGCAGCGCCAGCAGGCGAACAGCGGGTTGATGTATAGCAGCATAGTGTGCCCCTAGTTGACGATACAGACCGCCGCGTGATTGCGGCGAGTACCCCAGCAGCTACCCTCGAAGGGTTTGTCTGCCAACTCTACAGTCTTCTTGCGCACGAACGTGACCGTGCTCAGGCGCATTGCCTGAGCTTTGCCGGCCACACAGTACGCAACGGTCTGGCCAACTGCCAGTTCCTTACCGCTGATGTCCTGTGCCATGAGGAACCTCAGCCGTTCAACTGGGTCAGGAGTTCATCGGCTTCGCTAATGCCGACAGCAGCTTCACCAAGTGCAACGGCGACAGCGCTTGGCTCATCCTTGGCCGGCTCAGTGATGCCAGTCAGTTGGCTGACGGCCACGGTGTAGACTTCCAGATCAAAGCCTTCACCGACTTCAACGCGCACGCTGTCAACATCCTTGACCAGACCACGGCCACGCACAACGCCGGTAACTTCGCGGCGGGTTTCGGCACGGCCAATCTTGAAGCTGGCGCCGAAGCCTGCGGCTACGGAGTCGAACAGTGCTGCTGCTTGCGATGCCTTGATCAGCTCAGCCAGCTTGTTCTGTGCTGCAACAACAACGGCTTCTTGTTTGGCGATAGCTTCTGCGAACTTAGACATGGTGTATCTCCTGAGTAATAGTTAGTGGGCTAAGTGGTGCCCGCCATGCACACTAGTCGCCTCGTGTCCGTCAATGGTATCTGGTTGAACGAGTGTGCATGACGAACTTACTTGCTGACTACGTGGTCGAGCGAGGTGCGTAGGCTAGTGGCCAGACGCTCGTTCTCGTTGATCTTGTCGCTGCCGATGATGCTGTTAGCGCTGGCGGTTGCAGCTCGGGAAGCCAAGGCAGTTGCCCGTGCATGGGCACGGTCGGATGCTGCGCGGAGCACCTTCTCCTTGGCAGCCTGCTTCTTCTTGAACTGCTTCTGCTTCTCGGCCTGCTTCAATGCCTCGCGGTGAGCGATCAGGTGAGCCAGTGCCAGCAGTGTGCGGATGAACTTGAACATGGTGTATCTCCATAGCGTGGTTGGTTAGTAGGGCGGAACAGTGAGTGCGTGCCAGTGCATCGCACTCACAGTAGGATGACCGGCACTCGATGGCAGTCACGCGGTCCGGGTCAGTGGACGCAGAACATACTACACCACCGACCAAGACCGGCAGGCTCACAGCAGGGTGATCTGTGCGCGGGGCTTCTCCGGCGGCGTGACCTGTGCCACCAGACCGATGACTGTGCATGGTTGGCCAGTGCGCAGCGACAGTTCTTCCGCAGCCAACAACGCCTGCTTCTTGGTGCCGGTGCCGTCGATCTGGAAGTTGGAGACTACTGCGAACTTGGTGATGCGGGACACCTTGGTTTCGCCTGCCTCATGCATGGCCTGCAACACAGCCAGCTCCTCGTCGGTGACGTACACCAGCGTGTGGTCTGGTCGGTTGGCGAACAACTGCATGCCAACGTCTGTGATACCCCACGGTGCATAGGCGCGGTTGCCTTTCTCCATCGAGTACACCAGACCCAGCTTGCGCATAGCGCACAGTACATGCGCGGCACCTTGCGGGTCAGTGCCTACCACGTTGGCCAGCCGGTCGGTGAGCATGTAGCTGGCCCCGGCATTGGCCAGTGCAGCCAGCAGGGAACGTTGTTGTGCAGGGAGAGTAGAGAATTTCATGGGCGGTATTCCTTAAAGGTGTCGCCGGCTGCGCCGGGGCGGATGGTGCGGGGCTTGCGGTATGCTTTGCGACGTTCTTTGTCGCGGCCCTCACGTTCGAGAATCAGGGCACGCACCTCGGAGGTGACGCCATTGGTGAGAGACAGGTCGCCGCCCATCTGGACGAAGCCCCCGTTGAAGGTGCGTGCTAATGACATGGTGTTATCCAGCGAAGTAGAAGTTGATGCCCGCGCCGAGTGCCGGCACCAGCAGGTGAGTAGCCACGATGTCCGCAGCCACGGAGAAGAAGGTGAAGACGCCGGCAGCAAAGGCTAGACGCCCGGCAGGGATGAGCTTCTTACGATTGCGCCGGCACTTGCTCGCCAGAATATCGAAGGCGAGGAGCACGCCGATCATGGCCAGCCAGAGGATGAGCATGCCTACCGCTGCCTGTAACAGAAGGATACCCATCACTTGCTCCCCTTCGCAATGTGTAGGACATCAGATGCCTCGACGTACTGCTGGTCGATCATCTCCCGAGAGCCCAGCTTGACGGGGAATGGGAACCGGCACGGCCCCTCTACCAGCAGATCGTCGTTGAACTTGCTGATGTTCAGGATCTTTACCAGCGCACCAAACTTTACGTTGTGGTAGTCGCTGCATGCAACACGGATCGACTGACCTACCTTGAGGTCGGACTGCTTAGGCTTGCGGGACATGTTGAATCTCCTTACGCATGAAGACGACATCAGGTCGCCCTTTGGTGTGGTTCGGTTCGCGCAGTACCTCACGGAATCCGTGGCGCTGGTACAGTGCTATGAGGTGTGGGATGTCGAAGGTGTCCAGACGATTAGCGCCAAGGGCTACAGCCTCACGCATCATCCAGTCACCGCAGCCGGGCTTCACGTTGTGCAGTCCCAGCAGCTCACCGGACAGTACAACGAGCCCACCGTCTGCGCGGTTGCCTTCCTTGCACAGCCGGATATGGCAGTGGTGTTTGTTGAACCACTCGATGATTGCATTCTGCTGCTGTCTGGTGCGTGGTCCAGATGCAGGGCGTACCTTGGCCAGACGGTGAAACTCTTGCGAGCACTTCAACGTCACAGCACTGGCCTCATGGCAGCCCTCGCGGATCCGCTGCCGCCGCCCTGCATTGGTGGCCAGTGCGTAGTAGAACGCATCCGGCTCAGCTTTCACTATTACTTGTGGCATTGCTAGTACCTCGGTTGGTTAAGCGTCTGCCCCTCGTTAGAAGGGCAGCTACTAAATCTCCCGGTGTTGTTCTGGCGTGCATATAGGCAGGCCAGTAGTTTGCCCTCCGGCTAACCCTAACCTTCGCACTGTCTTGCTGTGATGGTTGGGCATTAGCAATCAACCCCGCAGATGGATGTCACGTGCCGCCCAATAGCTCACGCCTTCCGGCGAGAGGCCCCACGAGAATGCTCCGCTGAGGCGTGGGCCGCCGCCGAAGTTGTGGTCGCCATACTTGCGCTTCCAGTTGTGGTGATAGTGCTTGGCGCGGATGGTGTCGTTCAGTACGGCGCGGCGCAGCTGCTTGCCGATCAGCCCTTTGCCCTCATGAAACTCAGCGATCTGCTGTGCATAGATCATCGTGCTTCTCCTGTGCACCAACGCTCGGCGGTGCCATAGGCATCGTTCTGGCAGTTGGTATGGTAGTCAGCGGCCGGGTTGCCTTCGAACGTCACCAGATACTCACGGGTATCTGGCAGACGGTAGACGGTGGCGACCTTGCCGCTGGTTTTGTGTGTGCGTGTTGCCAGTTTGCGACGGCTCATTAGTAAACAACCCCTTGAGTAGTGAGCGGCGGCATCGCATCAGACGCCAGAAAGTAGGCAGTGAATCGGTTGAGGTGCCGCCGGGCGTCCTCGGCGTGCAGGGCGTTGAACTCCGCAGGGCATCGCCGCATCAGGTACATCGACTGTGCCACCTGTGTGCGGGCCTCGGCCATCTTGCGCTGAGCAATTGCGCGGTGCTTGCTCATTGGCATTCATCCGCAGCCGGGGCGAACTGGCAGTCGAACACGGCCACGTCAGGCAGCGGTGCCTCGATGTAGTTGGCCGGGTTGACGCTGGCGTCGAAGTTAACGCCGTCCAGATACACCACGTTGACAGAGCATCCGCCCAATGCGGACAGGGCCACGGCGGTGAACAGGACGATAGCTACTACCTTGATAAGCTGGTTCATTTGAATTCCTCGGGTGGCTCGGGCCGTTTTCTAAGCGGCGCCTAAATTGGGTCTGGAGTGGACGGTATCGCTAGGGCCAAGTGCTGTGCTGTAGCGGCAACTCGTCGATGAAGTACAGGGCGCAGTAGTATGCACCCTTTGGCTGGGAGAATCCTACGGTGTTCTCCTCCGTGTAGCGCTGCACTGGTACACACACCTGTCGGCCATCCAGTACGCGCTTCTTGGCCTCCTCTCGGGTGAGCCATGCCGTCTCGGACAGTAGCTTAGGCAAACCCCTGCCGAGCATGCGCGGCACCACGATCCGGGTAATGACTGTGCACTTGACCTTGCATACGACCATGTCACTTACCCTTTATGTTATCCAGCATGTACTTGACCAGCGCCGTGCGTTGCTCTCGCTGCGCACCCTCCCACAAAGGCAGACGGCAGCCGCTGCCATCGAATTCCCGTGCAATGGGATACGTCGAGGTGTCGTCTGCCGCATCGCGGGTGATTACATCCAGCTTGCCGGTACGTGCCGGCCACTTGGCACCGTAGCGAGCCACCACACTGTAGACGTCGAGATAACTCCCGGCCTGCTCGAATCGCTGGTTGAGGTTATAGCAGATGCCCATAGTATCGTCACTCGGCCCGTCCTTAGACAGTTGAACAAGAGCGCGGCGTAGGTTACGGCGTTGCAGTTGAGTCAGTTTCATTGTTGCACCATTCAGGTTAGTGAACACAGTAGATAGCCGCACCTACGTCGGCTATCTCTTTGCACACTAGCTCATGCAGTCAGCTATGAGGAGGCACACGGCGCTGATAGCGAAGCATGTCACGCTAATGCGGAACCATGCCTCGGCACTCATGCTGCCAGTACCTCAGCCATCGGGTCGTTTACGGCCGGCGCAGCTACCATGTCCGGGCCAGTCGATTCGACCAGTGCCTGTACCTTGGCCAGCAAGTCGGCGCCGATCACCTTGGTAGGATCAGTGGCGTTCTTCTTGGCAGCCTTGCTCAGCAGTGCAGCCAGCAGCTTATGGAAGTCAAAGTCTTCGTCCAACTTCTCCGGCTTGCAGTCGAACCAAGGCTCGTCACACGCACCTTGCAGGTTAGTGGTCGCGGCCTTGTCAAACAGGAAGGGCTGAGCCTTCTTGGTAGCTTCGTCAATGTTCAGCTTCACCTTGCCGTACTTCACCAGCCACTCGACCATTGCTGCCTTGCGGTGGCCCTTGGACAGTGCGCCGAACAGCTCGTTGACCAGCGAGGTAGCTACAGTGACGTCGCCGTGTGTGTCGATATGGGACATGACCGACAGGCCCGCCACTTGGATACGGCCATCCAGTTTCTTACCGGCTGCTGCAATGCTGGTGAATTCCTTGCGCAGTGCATCAGTGCCGATGATCAGGGTAGGGATTGTGTTTGCTTTAGTAGTCATTTGCGGTATTCCTTAGTGAAGGTGGCACCGTGTGCCTTGAGTTTGGATTTGTTTGCGACTAGTTCCACGTCACACTTGCCGACAGCTCGGCGACCGCCAGTCTTTGGCCGGCCCTTGCTATCTTCTTGCCATGCATCTACCGGGCCTTGAGGATCAGTCGCCAGTTCCCAGTCGTTAAGCTGACGGCGCCGCTTGCCAGCTTGTGTGTTGCCCTTGTGCCACATGTCAGTCAGCTTGATACGGATACCCATATCCTTTACTGCCTGCTGATACAGATGGTCAATGTCCAGTGGACGCTGAGCTATCTGTATCGGCGATGCTGCGGAGTGTCTGATAACACCCTCGATCATGGTGCCGCAACGCCGGATCTTAGCCCGAGCCTTGCGCATCTGCTTCTTCTCAAGTGCATTCATTCTAGCGGCGCCTATATATGGGTCTAGAGTGGACGCACTTCGCCAGCCAGAAGATCCAGCGAGCGGTCAGTGTAGATCAGAGCCTTAGTCTTTGCTACCAGTGCCGGCTTGCCAGTGTTGCGCTTAGCTATGCGGTGAAAGGTAGCGGCCATGATGCGATAATGATTGGAGTTCATAGTGATGCCCTCGGTAGTTTCTTATACACACTCGGAGCCAGTAGGCCTAACCTTCCTGCCGTACCTCAGTCAAGAGTGCCATCGCAGTAGTGTGTATAAGGAACCACCGAAGTGTATTCCTGCTAGCATCTGTCCGCCTAGCCACGTTGATAGGTCCAATCCTATCGTTGCCCATTTCGTCAGGGTACACACGTCAGTTGTTCGTGTTGCCTTGGTTCGGCGCTAGCCTCCCCTCACGCTTTCCCGTCTTACAGCATATGGCTGCGGGCTGAGAGCGTAGTACTATTCATGTACCAATGACCGGTCGAGTGACGTGTCCGGCGTGCCAGTTACTCATTGTCCCTTAGAGTGCTTAGCGCAATCCACCACCTAGTCACCAGTCCAGCATGCTAGGCGCTTCCTGTCTTACCTAAGCCTTACCTCACCAGTGTCGGAGAGCCAAGCCTTGTGCAACTAAAGAGCGGTGAATCTTTGTAACCTTGTTGCCGTGCATCTTACGCCAGTAGCTGATGCTTGTCAACCCGTGTATTATTGCGAGCGTTCTAAGCGTGACCACTGTGCAACCTACTATGAAGATTCGGTTACGGTACATCGTGTTGCTGTGCTGCGTATTCTACATCGTTGCTGCTAGGCTGTCAACCCTTGAAACCTTTGAGCCGTTAAGCCTTCCCAGTTCCAAACCCTATGCCGTGGCGACCACTAGTAGCATCTGGTGTTGCGCTTGCCGTGTTGCTAGGTTGCGAACTCTACAGACCTAGTTGCTATCTGTCAACCCTTTGTTGCTTGATCCTTTGAGCGGGATCAGCTGCCTGTGTGTAACACAGTCTAGCGGTAGGTTACTGTCTATCCGCATCAGTTGGTAGTCTGTCTCTACCTGCTAGACCGTGTTGCCTGTCTAGGTGGCCTACTCTACAGGATCTATTCTCTGTGTCTACCTGTTATTTCATACAGTGGTTATCTAGTCTTCATCTATATGCATGTCGTATGCGAGTATCATACTCTGAATCTCTCTGTCAATCTGTCTGTCTGTCTCTGTGCTGGTCTGGATTCTCTCTGTCTCCTCCTCCCTATTGACATGGTGTGTGCTGGTGTGGTGGCCGGTAGACAGATCAAGCCCGCCCGAACCCCAACAAATGGTTGGTAGTCTATAAGTGCCCAATTGATTTGGGAGCCCGAAGCCCCGTAAACAAGGGCGTAAACAAGACAGATAGCGCCCGCCCATGCTCTCCCTCATTCTCTCTCATTTGCTCTCAGCCGTTTCCTCGCCCCGTTGATATGCTGGCCAGCCTTCACCCTCGTCGCGTCTCCTGCGCTCTCTCAGGGCCTCTCAGCCCGTATCGTCGATGGTGCAAATAGTTCTTGACCGGGAGATGATCCGCATGGTTCAATGAGGCTCATTCAGTCAGGAAGCGAACTCGACCCACCTCGGACCGGTCATCCACTATCCCCGCGATGCGCCCATTGGACTACGGCGCAGGGGGTACATGGCTCAGTATGAGTCGGAGGGGCCCTAGCGCACAAGGATTAATTTTTTGGGTCTGACTCTGGCAAGCCCTCTCGCTAGAAAGGACTTGGCACAGTCTTACGGTAACTCTTCCCACTCTACAGAGTAGACTCCAGAGGTGGTCCCGGTCACACCGATAGATATGTAGTACGTCCCAGCAGCCAGTGCGCGAACACCTTGACTAGCATTGACGATACCCACACCTGCACCGGAGGCTGCACGGATAACTTCTCGCTCTGTACTCCCGGTAAGCGTACCGCCCACGGTGGCCACAGTGTTGCCCGCTACCGGTCCGTCGAGCAAGAACTTACCGAACTTAGTCGCGAGTGCAGTAAAGGTGCCTGCCTCAGTACCACCTTGTGAGATAACAGCACGAGCGTTACCGGCATCGCAGTAGAGCACCTGCGAAGTGAGGTAGAAGGGCTTAGCGAAGACGAGTTTGATCACGGTAGCGCTAGTGAACTCCCGATACAGGCGGAACTGGCGTTTACCCTCAAACCCGGAGGTCTGGTTCTGCACGTAGATGGCGTTGCCTGCGGAGTTGATACGCTCCGGGTTGGTCTGGCGTTGGTTGTATCCGTTCATTCAGGCACCTCAAACCCATTCAGGGCATTGCAATTGTCGATCTCCTGCTCATACGAGAGGAGGGCTCTGTAAACGCCGTGGTCCGTCGAGGGATCAATCAGCGGGTGTTGGCACTGGACCGGGCTTAGCGCAGTTGGCACGGCGGCACAGCTCGTCATACACAGGACGAGGAGTAGCGCGGTCAGGAGTCGAAGCAAGAACTTGCCGTAGGCGTAACTCAGATGTGGCATATTGGGAACTCACGGTGCGAAGGTTGGTGCGAACCGTCTTCAAGGCGGCCTCTGCTGCGGCTGCACGCTGTTCGGCGAACTCAGCCTGTGTCTGGTAGCTCCCAGCAGTGGACCAGCCCCACACGGCCATCAGGGAGGCGAGGATGAAGGCGAAGACTATGGTTGTGTTGAAGCTAGGCATTTCTGTACCTCGGCGGCACGGCGGTTGACGAGTCCACGGGACACGACTTTGCGTCCGTCAATCGTCACCTTGTTGAACAAAGCCATCGCTTGGCAGCCGGCACGGTAGTCCCCGGCGTTGATCAAGCGGAAGGCGGTGGAGTCCATGCAGGCGGCGTTCCCGACGTTGTAGCAGAAGAAGGTCAGGGCAGTCTGCTGGTTCACGTTCAGGGGAACTGTGATGCCTCGCAGGACTGCGCCTTCGTGCTTCTGGTAGTCACGTACAGTCATGTCCCAGCACTGCTGAGGCGTGGCCTTGTCGCCCATACGGACGCCGCTGGTGGTGCCCGCACAGATGGTCGGGACTCCCGCGATGTCTTTGTAGGCGAACAACTCCAGCCCTTCTAGCGTGTAGAGCCCACCGATAGCAGCCGCTAGAGCTGCACCGGCGAGGGCTTTGTTACGCATTAGCTGGCGGACAGGACGATTGCGGTGATGGCGCCGTTGACCACGGTGAAGGTGGCGAAGTTGCCAGTACCAGTGACGGACACTGCGTTGACTTTGACGCCGGAGGTGACTACGGCCTTAGTGCCTGCACCGACAGGGCCGGCGAAGCCGGGAGTCTTGGACGCAGCGTCGTAGAGGAACGCGGACAGCGCCGCATCGGGAGTACCGTACACGGCTGCATCTTCCAGTTGGGAGATAGCGCGAGCGACTTCCTTGCGGATAGTCTGGCCCAGTACGGAACCCGGATCTTTCAGAGTGGTAACTTGCATGATGTATCTCCTGTTAGCGGCGACGGAGCACCGATTTGCTGTTGCGGGAAGTGTTGGGACGGTCGTAACGTTTCTTGTTGAACGGGTCTTTCATCTTCTCAGCCAGTACAGCAGCACGGGCCTCGGCCTCTCGCTTGGAACTGTCTTGGTTGAGCTGCTTGATCCAGAAGCCAACGGAGCCGGCCAGTGCATCGAGCCTGTCATCATGTATCAGGCACTTAGGATCACGGGTGATCTTGGCGATCTGCTGCATGAGGCAGTAGGTTTGTCGCTTGTCCATCGGGTGACGCTGAGTGGACTCCCAGTCAGCAAGGATAAACGCCTCGTCGAAGACGAGCGAGCCCCGGCCCATGATAGGCTCGAGAGTGTCGATGATGCGCTGTTCCTTGTTGCTGGATTCGAACGTCTCGTTGATGCCCCCGGCCCAGCCGACTGCGGTGAGATACGGCATGAACACCTTGGTGAAGGCGCCGAAGCCGAAGTTCTTCTCGATGTCGATGATGTCGGGGTTCCAACGCTTGACGATTTGCGCCAGCTCCTTGAGGTCTTTGTCCTCAAAGCCGCCGGGCACACCACCAACCTGCCGAGCGAACACGGTGCCGTTCAGGGATTCGGTCACGGCGTAGCCGGTTTCATCCCCGTTCTTACCGCCGCCTGCCGGGTCAATCCGCATGTGCCGGAGCGTAGGCTCTGCCACGTCCTGAGACACGTACTGCGGCGCCGTCATCTGGAACTTGAGGCTACCGGCAGTGTAGTCACGAACGTGGTCGTGAGACATGCCACGGACTATGTTCAGCGGGAGCTTATCGCCCAGC